TCAGTTGTCGAAGTACTGGATCGTCCGGTTCGCGGGCGCGACGATGACGATCTGACCGCCCTGATTGGTGAAGCTGAACTCCATCCCCGGAAGCGGGGTCAGGTTGAGGTCGGTCGGCTGGGTCGCCGAGATGACGGTCTCTCCGGAGATCAGCACCGGCTGCTGCCCGGCCGGACGCACGACCCGGATCGACCGGTCCCCTTCGACGCCGACAGGCAGCGCGGGGTTGGTATCGGTGACGACGACCTGGGGGAAGGCGGGCGTCGCGGCCAGGACGGCGGCGGCGAGTGCAAGCGTGACGGTCTTCATTTCCCAAAGCCCTTTCTTGGTTGAAGCCTAAGCAGACAGGGTCCGCTGTTTGGTGACAATAAGTCAATGCGCCATCGGCAGATGAGGTTCCACGGGAAATGCAAGAGGGCGAATGGTTGTGCGCCACGTTCCGCTTATCCGGGAGATTCTGTCGGTGTTTCAATGCGGAATAGAAGTTTTGCAGCTGTGCCGTTCTTCACGCTTGACCGAGCGAACGCTCTCCGGGACATTTCGATCAAGCTGAAGGAAGTGGGCGAGGCGCCGGGGTTCGGGAAGACCGAGTCGTGGCGCTCTTTCATTTTCGCGTCGTGCGGACCGGGGGAAACCTGCACGGAGCTGACCATGCAAGACGAGGTGGGAACGATCGCCGGGGCCGCGGGCCCGGGCGGGATGAAGGCGCGCGCGGAAGCGGCGCTGCGGAGCATGGAAGCGCTCCGCGAACTGGTGGATCGCAAGGTCGCGACCGTGAAGGCGTCGCCGGATTGGGATGGAAAGGATCCCGACCTGGAGCGCCTGATGCGGGAGCTGACCAGGGCCGTCATCTCGGCGGTCGACTTGGAAGGGAAGGTCCAGGATGCAGGACGGATCGAACGGGGCGGAGACGGGCTCGACCTCGACGCGGCCCGATCTGAGATTGGGCGCCGACTCGATCTGCGGGCTGCCGCCGAGGGCGCGGCAGGCGTGGCTGGAGGGGCTGAGTGACAACGCCTTGGGCGCGCTGCCCTGGCTGTTCGACTTCTGGGCTTTGCCGCATCAGTTGCCGCCCGAGGGAAGCTGGCGGGCCTGGGTGATCCTGGGCGGGCGCGGCGCGGGCAAGACCCGCGCCGGAGCCGAATGGGTCCGGACCCAGGTCGAGGGCGCGCGGCCGCTGATGCCGGGACGGGCGCGGCGCGTGGCGCTGGTCGGCGAGACCTACGAGCAGGTCCGTGACGTTATGGTGGAGGGGGAGAGCGGGATACTGGCCTGCTCTCCGCCGGACAGGAGACCCGTCTGGAAAGCGACCCAGCGCAAGCTGGTCTGGCCGAACGGGGCGGAGGCGCAGGCCTTCTCGGCGCATGATCCCGAGGCGCTGCGAGGGCCGCAATTCGACGCGGCCTGGGTCGACGAGCTGGCCAAATGGAAGCGCGGGCAGGAGACCTGGGACAACCTTCAGTTCTGCCTGCGGTTGGGCGACGATCCTCGGGTTGTCGTGACGACCACGCCGCGGAACGTGGAGGTTCTGAAGGAGGTGCTGGCGCGGCCGACGACGGTCACGACCCATGCGCCGACCGAGGCCAACCGGGCGCATCTGGCGAGGCCGTTCCTCGACGAAGTGCGGGCGAAGTACGCGGGCACGCGGCGGGGCCGGCAAGAGCTGGACGGGGTGCTGCTGGAAGACATGGAAGGCGCGTTCTGGACGACGGCGCGGCTGGACGCGCTGCGGGTTGAGGCGGTGCCCATCTTCGACCGGGTCGTCGTGGGTTTGGACCCGGCCGTCAGTTCGGGCGGGGCGTCTGACGAGACCGGAATCGTGGTCGTCGGCGCCGTGACGAAGGGGCCGCCGAAGGATTGGCGGGCCTGGGTGCTGGAGGACGCGACCGTGTCCGCTGCCTCGCCCATGAAATGGGCCGAGGCGGTGGCCGGGGCATATGGCCGCTGGAACGCCGATCGCGTCGTGGCCGAGGGCAACCAGGGCGGCGAGATGATCGAGGCGGTGCTGCGGCAGGTGGCGCCGCTGGTGAGCTACCGGAAGGTGACGGCGCGCCACGGCAAGGGCGCGCGGGCGGAGCCGGTTGCGGCGCTCTATGAGCAGGGCCGGGTGCGGCATCTGCGGGGGCTGGGCCTGCTCGAGGACCAGATGTGCCGGATGGGCGCGACGGGCTATCAGGGCCGAGGGTCTCCGGACCGGGTCGACGCGCTGGTCTGGGCGCTGTGGGACGCGATGCTGGACCCGGCGCGGATGAAGTCCGGGCCACGGGTGCGGATGCTGTGACGGCGGGATGGACATGACGAGGAGGGCGCCCCTGGAGGCGCCCTTCTTCTTGGCGGAAGCACGGAAAGGACGGCCGATGTTCGGATTTGGCAGGAAGGATGAGGCGCCGCGCCAGGCGAAGGCGTCGGCGGCGGGGCGGGTCATCGGCTGGGGCTCGGTCGGACGCAACGTCTGGTCGCCTCGGGACGACGTCTCGCTGGCGCGCGCGGGCTTCACCTCCAACCCCGTTGGGTTCCGCGCAGTGAAGCTGATCGCTGAGGCGGCCGCGGCGGTGCCGCTGGTGGTCGGCGACGGGACGGCGCGGTTCGACGTACATCCGGTGCTGGACCTCCTGCGGATGCCCAACGGGGCGCAGGGCCGGGCGGAACTGTTCGAGGCGCTGTTCGGGCAGCTGCTGCTGTCGGGCGACGCCTATCTGGAGGCGGTCGGGCCGGGGGGCCTGCCGCTGGAGCTGCATGTCCTGCGCTCGGACCGGATGTCGGTGGTGCCGGGGCCGGACGGCTGGCCCATGGCCTATGACTATTCGGTGGGCGGTCGGTCGCATCGCTTCAAGGTGGGCGAGGTGTCGCCGGTGCTGCATGTCCGCAGCTTCCACCCGCAGGACGACCATTACGGGCTGTCCCCGATGCAGGCGGCGGCCTCGGCCATCGACGTGCACAATGCGGCCTCGGCCTGGTCGAAGGGCCTTCTGGACAACGCGGCGCGGCCATCGGGCGCGATCGTGCATCGCAGCGATGTGCCGCTGTCGCCGGAGCAGTTCGACCAGCTGTCGGCGGCGCTCGAGTCGAACCATCAGGGCGCGCGCAACGCGGGCCGGCCGATCCTGCTGGAGGGCGGGCTCGACTGGCAGCCGATGGGGCTGTCGCCCTCGGACATGGAGTTCCAGCAGACCAAGGCGGTCGCTGCGCGCGAGATCGCGACGGCCTTCGGCGTGCCGCCGATGATGCTGGGGATCCCCGGCGACGCGACCTATGCCAACTATGTCGAGGCGAACCGGGCCTTCTATCGTCTGACGGTCATGCCGCTGGTGAGCCGGGTCGGGGACGCCCTGTCGCGCTGGCTGTCGCAGCACTCCGGCGAGACGCTGCGGGTCGAGCCGGACCGCGACCGGGTTCCCGCGCTGCAGGCGGAGCGGGACGCCGAATGGGCTCGGGTGGCGCAGGCCGACTTCCTGACCGATGCCGAGAAGCGGGAGATGCTGGGTCTGACGCCGCTGGGGGATGCATGAGCGCCCCGCGCGGGGGGTCGCGCTTTCTCTACGATCCGTTCGACGCCGCCAATGCCCGGATCGAGGCCAACGAGCGCGTGCTCGAGGAGCGATGGGAGGGGCTGACCTTCCGGCTGCGGCATATCGAGGGAATGCTGGAGCGACTGGAGCGGCGGCTCTGGCTTGCGGTGATGGGCGTGGCCGGAACGGTCCTGGCCCAGGGCGTGACGTATCTCATCCAACTGTAGGAGGGGCCGATGGCCTTGGAACGGAAGTTCGCGCACGGGGAAGCCTCCGTGCGGCTGGAGGACGGTGTCCGCATCACCGGCTACGCCTCCTGGTTCGGCGTCGAGGACTCCGGTCGCGACGTGGTGGCGCCGGGCGCCTATTGCGACAGTCTGGCGCGCGCCAGCACCGAGGGGCGCGGCATCAAGATGCTGTGGCAGCACGACCCCACGCAGGTGATCGGCGTCTGGGAGCGTGTCGAGGAGGACGCGCGCGGCCTGCGGGTCGAGGGACGGCTGCTGAAGAGCGTCGAGAAAGCGCGCGAGGCGGCGGCGCTGCTGGAGGCCGGGGCGTTGGACGGGCTGAGCATCGGCTACACCGTCAAGCGCGCCACGAAGGACGGGCAAGGGCGCAGGCTTCTGCAGGAACTGGAGCTTTGGGAAGTGTCGCTGGTCACGTTCCCGATGCTGCCCAGTGCGCGGGTGGGGGCCAAGGCGGACCCCCTGCGCGACGTCGCGCAGGCCATTCGGGCCGCGCGTCTAGAGCTGGCGCGCGACTGACGCCGCCCAACCCTTTCCAGAGGAGAGACCCCAATGAGCCATGACGGCGTCGGCGAAGTCGCCGAGGCGCTGACCGGACTGGTCAGCGATCTCAAAGGCTTCCGCAAAGAGATTACCCAGAAGATGCAGCAACAGGAAGAGCGCCTGACCATGTCCTACAAATCCCACCGCCCGCAACTGGAAACCGCCCGGTCGGCCGAGGCCCCGCACCAGAAGGCGCTGGACCTCTACCTCCGATCCGGCGACGACGACGGGCTGCGCGCGCTGGCGCTGGAAGGCAAGGCGATGAACACCGCCGTCTCGGCCGAGGGTGGATATCTGATCGACCCGCAGACCGCGCAGACCGTCGCCTCGGTCCTCAATGGCGCGTCGTCGATCCGGGCGGTCGCCAACGTCGTGAACGTCGAGGCGAGCTCCTACGACGTGCTGGTCGACCATACCGAGCTGGGCAGCGGCTGGGCCACCGAGACCGCGCCCGCGACCGAGACCGACACCCCAGTCTTCGACCGCATCTCGATCCCGCTGCACGAGCTGTCGGCGATGCCCAAGGCGTCGCAGCGCCTGCTCGACGACGTGGCCTTCGACATTGAGGGCTGGCTGGCCGGGCGCATCGCCGACAAGTTCGCCAGCGCCGAGGCGGCGGCCTTCGTCTCGGGCGACGGGATCGACAAGCCGACGGGCTTCCTGACCTATACCGCCGTTCCGGATGCGAGCTGGAGCTGGGGCGAGATCGGCTATGTCGCCACCGGCGCGGCGGCGGATTTCGACTCGGACGCGCCGGCGGATGCCATCGTCGACCTGGTCTATGCGCTGGGCGCCAAATACCGCGCCAATGCGACCTTCGTCATGAACTCCAAGACGGCGGGTGCGGTGCGCAAGATGAAGGACGCGGACGGGCGGTTTCTTTGGACCGACAGCCTGCAGTCGGGTCAGCCGGCGCAGCTGATGGGCTATCCGGTGCTGATCGCCGAGGACATGCCCGATGTCGGCACCGGCACCCACTGCATCGCCTTCGGTGATTTCGGTGCGGGCTACACCATCGCCGAGCGGCCGGACCTGCGCGTGCTGCGCGACCCGTTCTCGGCCAAGCCGCATGTCCTGTTCTACGCCACCAAGCGCGTGGGCGGGGACGTCACCGACTTCTCGGCGATCAAGCTGCTGAAATGCGCGATCTCGTGACGGAATAGCGGGCGCCGCGGCGCCCGTGACCGACCCCGCCGCCGGACCAACCGGCGGCGGGCGGCGAGGTCGGCGGCCTTCGGCTTTGGTCCGCACGCTCGGCCTGTCGGCCTCGTCACATGTGATCCCACGAAATCCCGGGAGGGCCGGATGGTCTTGATGGTTCTGGAAACCGAGGCGTTGGCGGATGTCGCGCTGCCGGTGGCGCAACTGGCCACCCATATGCGGCTGGCCGAAGGCTACGGCATCGTGCCGGGTCAGGAAGATCGGCTACGGCTGCGGCTGCGCGCCGCGATCGGCGTGATCGAGAAGCGGCTGGGCCTGCTTCTGATCGCGCGCGAGGTGGTGCTGACGGGGCCGGGCGGGGCGGCGCGCATGGCTGTCCCCGTCGGGCCGGCGGCGTCGCTGATCTCGGTCGAGCAGGAGCTCGGCAGCGTGACGACGGTGCTGGCAGGCGCGGTGCTGAGCCAGGAGGACACGTTTGGCCCGGTGCTGGAGCTGCCGCAGGCGCCGACCGCCGCGGCACGGCTGCGCGTCGTGCTGCGGGCGGGGTTCGGCAGCTGGGACTCGGTCCCGCCGGAGCTGGCGCAGGCCGTGCTGGGCTGGGCGGAGGCGCTTGACCTGGGCGAGCCCGCCCCGAGCGCCATCGAGCGGCTGATCTCTCCCTGGCGGACGCTGCGCATCGGAGCGCGGGTCTAATGGCCCGGCATCTGCCGCGCCGACTGGTCCACGAGGTTCCCCTCCGCGTCGAGGACGGGGCCGGCGGCTGGGTCCAGAGCTGGGAGGCGCGGGGTGCGCATTGGTGCGAGGTCCGCATGCGCTCGGGCGACCTCAAGGCGACGGAGTTCGGACGCACGCCCCGGCTGGGCGTGCGGATCCTGACCCATGCGGTGCCGCAGGACCACGTGGCCCGGCCCTGGCCGGGTCACAGGCTGACCGACGGGCTGCGGCGCTACATCGTCGACGCCGTCCAGGAGAGCGATGCGGGAGGGCGATTCATGACCATCCTTGCCGCCGAGGAGGTCACGCAATGAGTTACGCGATGGGCGCGAGCCTGCAGACCGCGGTCTACACCGCGCTCGCCGCCGATCCGGCGCTTGGCGCGATGCTGGGAGGCGCCGTCTACGACGCCGTGCCGCAGCGGGCGCCCGACCTGTTCGTGGCGCTGGGACCCGAGGACGTGGCCGGGCGCGACGACATCTCGGGCCGGGGCGCGCGCCACGATCTGCGGGTCAGCGTCGTCACCAAGCGCGAGGGATATTCGGCGGCGAAGGCGGCGGCGGTGCTGGTCTCGGACGCGCTGCTGTCGGCGGAGCTGGTGCTGACGCGCGGGCGGCTCGTTTCGCTGCGATTCCTGAAGGCGCGGGCGCGCCGCGACGAGGGCGAGAACACGCGGCGGATCGACCTGTGGTTCCGCGCGCGGCTGGACGAAGACAATTCCTGAGGAGTGGGACGATGGGTGTACAGAGCGGCAAGGACCTTCTGCTGAAGGTAGATCTGGACGGCACGGGCGACTTCGCCACGATGGCGGGGCTGCGCGCGACGCGGCTGACCTTCAATTCAGGCGCGATCGACGTGACCTCGCTGGAGAGCGCGGGCGGCTGGCGCGAGTTGCTCGGCGGCGGCGTGAAGACGGCGGCGATCCAGGGGTCGGGCGTGTTTCGCGACGCGGCCTCGGACGCGCGGGCGCGGACATTGTTCTTCGACGGCGCGATGCCGGTCTTCCGGGTCATCATCCCCGATTTCGGGACCGTCGAGGGGACGTTCCAGATCACTTCGCTCGAATATGCGGGCAGCCATGACGGTGAGGCCACCTACGAGATCGCCCTGGCCTCGGCCGGCGCGCTGAGCTTCGCCGCGCTTTGACGGGCGACGGGAATCCCTGGGCGGGGGAGGTCGCGCTGGTGCTCGACGGAGAGCGGCGGGTGCTGAAGCTGACGCTCGGCGCGCTGGCCGAGCTGGAGGCGGCGATGGAGGCGGACAGCCTCGTCTTCCTTGTCGAGCGGTTCGAGACCGGCGAGTTCGCGGCGCGCGACGTGGCGGCCCTGTTGGTGGCAGGGCTGCGCGGCGGCGGGTGGCAGGGCACGGCGCGCAATCTACTGGACGCCGAGATCGAGGGCGGCCCGCTGGAGTGCACCCGGGTCGCCGCGCTGCTGCTGGGACGCGCCTTCGCGCTGCCCGGCGGATGAGCGCGGGCTTCGACTGGCCGGTGCTGATGCGCGCCGGGATGCGCGGGCTGGGACTGAGCCCCGCCGCTTTCTGGGCGCTGACACCGGCGGAACTGGCCTTCCTGCTGGGCGAGGGCGACGGGCGGATGCCGATGGACCGCGCCGGGCTGGACGCCTTGGCAGCGCGGTTTCCTGACGGAGGAGAGATGTGATGGATCAGGACGCGGGTAGGTTCGGCGACGAGCTGGACGCCCTGGAGGAAAAGCTGGGGGGCGGGCATCTCGTCATCTCGCGCTTCACAAAGGAGTTGGGGTCGCTGGAGCGGCAGATGCTGTTCACCCAGCGCGAGGTGAGGGGCCTGTCGCGCAGCTTCGGCGGCAGCCTGAAGCGGGCCTTCGACGGGGTCGTCTTCGACGGCCTGAAGCTGTCGGACGCGCTGAGCGGCCTGGCCCGTTCGATGGTCCACGCGACCTACAACGCCGCCATGAAGCCAGTCCAGAACGCGCTGGGCGGCGCGCTGGCCCATGGCGCAAGCCGGATCCTGCCATTCGAGGCCGGCGGCTCTTTCGCGCAGGGGCGGGTCATGCCCTTCGCGTCGGGGGGCGTCGTCTCGGGGCCGACGACCTTCCCGATGCGCGGCGGTCTGGGGCTGATGGGCGAGGCCGGGCCGGAGGCGATCATGCCTCTGAAGCGCGGCGCCGACGGGCGGCTGGGGGTCGAGATGTCGGGCGGGGGCGGACGCGTCACCGTGAACATGAACATCTCGACGCCGGATGTCGCGGGTTTCCGCCGGTCACGCAGCCAGGTCGCCGCCGAGATGTCGCGGGCGCTGGCCCGCGGCGCGCGCAATCGCTGAGGAGACGAGCATGGCCTTTCACGAGATACGATTTCCGACGCAGCTGTCCTTCGGCAGCGTCGGCGGACCGGAGCGGCTGACCGAGATCGTGACGCTGGCGAACGGCCACGAGGAGCGCAACACGCCCTGGGCACATTCGCGCCGGCGCTACGACGCGGGGATCGGCATGCGCTCCCTCGACGACCTGGCGGAGCTGATCGCCTTCTTCGAGGCGCGGCGGGGCCGGCTTTACGGCTTCCGATGGAAGGACTGGACGGACCACCTGTCCTGTGCGCCTTCGGCGCAGCCCGGGTTCGAGGACCAGCTGATCGGGACGGGCGACGGGGTGACGGTCGCGTTCGGCCTGAGCAAGACCTACACTTCGGGGGGCGAGAGCTATGTCCGCCCGATCTCCAAGCCGGTCGGGGGCAGCGTCCGCGTCGGTGTCGGCGGCAGTGAACTGGTCGAGGGCGCGGGGTTCTCCGTCGACGTCGCGACCGGGACGGTGACGCTGGACGAGGCGCCGGGGATCGGCGTGGCGGTGACGGCGGGGTTCACATTCGATGTGCCGGTGCGCTTCGACGCGGACGCAATCCGGATCTCGGCGGCGAGCTTCCAGGCGGGCGAGGTGCCCGACGTCCCGGTCGTGGAGCTGCGGACATGAGCGCGTTGCTGAGCCGCTTCGAGGGCGGGACGAGCACGATTTGCCGCGCCTGGGTGCTGACGCGGACCGATGGCCAGGTCTTCGGCTTCACCGACCACGACGTTCTGCTGACCGTCGATGGCACGGTCTGCGCCGCCGCTTCGGGCATGTCCGCGGGCGCCCTGGAGGGTGCGACCGGCCTGTCGGTGGACAACACCGAGGCGGTCGGCGCGCTGAGCCACGACGGGCTGACCGAGGCGGACATGCGGGCCGGGCGTTGGGACGGGGCGACGGTCGTCGCCTATCTGGTCGACTGGCGGCTGCCCTCGGCCTTCGAGATCGTGTTCCGCGGGACGCTGGGCGAGCTGACGATGGCGGACGGCGCTTTCACGGCGGAGTTGCGCAGCCTGTCCGAGGCGCTCAATCGCGTGCGGGGACGGCTCTACCAGCCGCGCTGCGACGCAGTGCTGGGAGACGGGCGCTGCGGTGTTGATCTGGGCGATCCCGCGTTTCATGTGGAGGTCGAGTTGACAGCGGTCGAAGCGGGGCGGGTGCTGAGCTTGCCGGCGCTGGAAGGATTTTCCGACGGCTGGTTCCTGCGCGGGCGTCTGACGGTCCTGGACGGGCTGGCGGCGGGGCTCGTCGAGCAGGTCAAGTCGGACGAGCGCGTCACGGGCGGGCGGCGGGTCGAGCTGTGGGCCTCTCTCGGTGCTGAGCTCCGGGCAGGGGACCGAGTGCGGATCGAGGCCGGATGCGACAAGCGCGCGGAAACCTGCCGCGAGCGGTTCGCGAACTTCCTCAACTTCCGGGGCTTCCCGAACATCCCGGGCGACGACTGGCTGATGGCCTACCCGAGCTCCGGCAGGAGGAACGACGGAGGCCGGTTATGAGCCGCATCGTCACGGAGGCACGGCGCTGGATCGGGACGCCTTACGTCCATCAGGCCTCGGTACGCGGGGCGGGGACGGATTGCCTGGGGCTGATCCGGGGCGTCTGGCGGGCCGTCCATGGCGTCGAGCCGGAGGTGGTGCCGCGATACTCCGCCGATTGGGCAGAGCCGCAGGGCGACGAGGTGCTCTGGCAGGCGGCGGGACGGCACATGGTCCCGGTGGCGCGGGGGCGGGCGTTCCAGCCCGGCGAGTGCCTGTTGTTCCGGCTGCGCGACGGGAGCGTGGCGAAGCACTTGGGCATCGTCGGCGAGGCGGGCGCGGCGCCGAGCTTCATCCATGCCTATAGCGGGCAGGGCGTGGTCGAAAGCCCGCTGTCCCGCCCCTGGGCGCGCCGGATCGCGGCACGCTTCGATTTTCCCGCCTGA